CATCGATACCAAGGGTGAGCAAGTGTATGTCTATGATTATGATCTGTTAAAGCGAATGGTTATGCAGAGGAAGAACATGAGTAAAGAGAATGCTCGGTTGTATTTGGAGAGGAACGTCTTGGACGTATTCGTTGGCGATGGTGGTCCGAGGTTTATGATAAAGAAATGAGTAAGGGTAGTAAGAGACGACCAACGGATGCTAAGAAGTATGCTGAGAGTTACGACAGGATATTTAGGAATCCAGTTAAGAAGAACATGGATGAGTTGCATAAGCCATCAACGCATCGTGATAAGACTAAGTATGATCGTAAAGTTAAGTGGTCTTATGATGGTAATGGAGTGCCAATAGATGAGTAATACTTGGTAATTAATAGGTTACAAAATAATAAACAGAATCAACTTTTAGGCACTAAGATAGGCCAGCAAAGTGCCTTGAGAGCCAAAAAATAGCGTAAGTTATTGATTTATATAGATAAAACACCTAATTATAGGGCTATTTAGGTTCATACTATCTTTTAAGAATGTAACAACCTATATATTAAGACCTTGCGTAAGCCTTTAATACCAAGGGATACAGGGATTCTGGCAGCTATTAACATTTTTTGGGCCCCCCTTCGACCCTGGGTGGGTGGGGGATATGGACTAGATTCTCACAGTAAAAAATTTTTTTAAAATAGTTGTTGACAATGTTACCTAATAGGTTACAATTACATTGTAACAAATAAAACATAACTACAACTTAAGGGGAATACATTGAAAACAATAAGCCAAGAAAAATTAAATTCATATAGCGCAAAAGAACTTCTTGAAATTTTAGATAAAACTTTTATGGCTCGAGCTTTAGCGAGAAAAGATAGCAAATTATCTAGTAAAGATATTGGAAAGATTCAAGAAGAAATAGTTAAAACGGTATGGAAAAATTTTCCAGAAGTAGCAAAAAAAGAAGGTTTTAAAAAATTTAGAAACAAATAAAACATAACAACAACTAAGGGGAACAAAAATGGATGTATCAAAATTAAAAATAGGCGATAGAGTAGAATTTGCAGAAGATACTTTTGTACAAGTAACTAACTATGAAACTGATATTTCTAAACAACAAGGAACAGTAGTCAATTTTAGTATTAAAGCAAATGATCCAGAAATTAATACTCATGTTTGGATTGAACTAGATGAACCCAATGAGCATTTCAATTGTGATGAATGGGGTAATGCTGTTCAGTTTAGTTTATTTGAAGATGGTATCCACGATGGTGGCACTTCTGTTAATTACTTAAAGAAAGCAAAACTCCTACTAACTGAAGAACAAATGATTGAAATCTTAAAGAACAAAAAAATCAATCAATGCTCTAAAGAAGAACGAGATCAGGTAATGGATTTTGCTTTTGGTTCAGATTTTATGGAATCTGATAACAAGGGTGAAAAGGTAAAAATTACTAATAAACCAGAAGTTAAATTCTTAGTAACTTGGAACGAAGAGGAATATTCAGATACGAAACCAAGAATAGTAACAATGTCAGAATTTGTAGATGATGGTATTGGTGGTAATTGGAATATTGAGGAAGATGGTGAAGATACTGATTTGGGATTCACTATTGAGAATCTTAAAAACTTAAAAGTTGGAGAGACTCATACAGTTTACTCGCCTTTTGGATGGGATATTAAAATCTCTAAGGAGAGCGAATAATGACTAGAATAGCAAAAATCAGAGATTACTATTTTATGAGAGATGGCGTTGAACTTCTAATGAAAGAGCCTCATCGTGATAATTGGGAACGAGTCGTTCCAGTACCATTCTACTACCACCGTAAGAGAGCCATCGTTAAACAAGCAATGGTTCTATTGGAGGTGGCGTAATGAAAGTATTAAAACAATATGTAGGCGAAACTGAATGGTTTGAGATAACTTTAGAAGAGGCTATTGAAAGCTGTGAAGGCAGAGGTTATTACAAAAAAGGTAGCGTTAAAAATATTCTTAAGGAAGGAGCAACTATACGAACTCCTTGGTCTTTTTTTAAGCATCTAAAATCAGACACTAAGGAGGTCGCATGATATACGGTTATACTCGTACCTCTTACCTCAACGACAGCACAGAGACATCGCTCGACGCCCAACGTCGACGATGCTCTGGTATAGCCATGTCTGAGGATTTAAAAATAGACAAGTACCTTGAAGATTCGGGCGTAACTGGCGCTATGGAATTCATGATGCGTCCGTCCATTAAGGACATCGAATTCGCCGAAGGCGACATCATCATAGTCTCTAACCTAGATCGCTTTACACGCGATACTAGGCATTGCCTAAACGACATCTATCACCTCAAGCAGTTAGGCATTCGTCTTATTATTAAGGATCTGGGTGATGTATGTAATGACAACAACACCCATGCCAAATTAATCCTTAACATTCTCGCCGTATTCGCCGAAACCGAACGCATGAAGGTAGCAGAGCGCCTCGGCAATGCACGCAAAGAGAAACGCAAGATTGGCGGTTATGCTGGTGGATTAGTGCCATTCGGCTTCTTTGTTAAAGGCAACGGTAAGAAGGCGGTACTCAGAGAACACGAACTACGCGACAAGGCGATAGGCATCATGGTAGAGCGTCGTGACGAGGGTGCCTCATTTCGTGAGATAGGCGAAGAGATCGAATACCGATTCGGTTGGGATTGCAGCTACCAGACAGTTAGACGCCTTGTGCAGAAAGCAGTCGCCTAATGAGCGAGTTACCTTGCAGAATCGCCAATGGACCTCAAACGCCAGAGGATGTGGACGACGAAGAATTAGATGCAGAAACTAGCGATCTATTGCTAGAGATGCAATTACAACACCAATGGGAACAATCATTATCAGAGGAGCAATAATGCAAGCCAACATATCTAAGGAAGAGGATTATTGGGTATCACCGCAATGCGTCAATGACGACGGCACGGTGATGAAGTTTATAAAGAAGGATTATCTCATTCGTTACCTTCGTTATTTAAGAGAGAAGAATGATGCAAAACAATGATGCAGAGATACTGCATCAGTGGCGTCAATTTTCTCGCCGAGTGAATTTGCAAAAAAACGTATCAGCCAAATTAAAGTCAGCGATTAATCGTTCTGACAATATCCGCCACAGAGTAAGTAAGGAAATATTGAAATGAGTACCGAAGAGACGAATCCGTTTATTAATTTTTTAAGATCATACCGAAACAATCCGGTGAATTTCGTAAAGATCGTTTTGAATGTAACCCCCGACCCTTGGCAATCTGAGTTTCTGAACGCCGTCGCTAAAGGCGAACGTCGTATCAGTGTCCGCTCTGGCCATGGTACCGGGAAATCTACTGCTGCCTCGTGGGCGATGTTATGGTTTCTGATAACGCGATACCCATGCAAGATCGTTGTGACTGCACCTACATCCGCACAACTGTTCGATGCATTGTTCGCTGAATGTAAACGTTGGATGACAGAACTCCCCCCGGTAATCCGCGACTTACTTGAAGCCAAGGCTGATCGTATCATGCTTAAAGCGTCGCCCACTGAGGCTTTTATTTCTTGTCGTACCTCTCGCGCTGAGACGCCAGAGGCACTCCAAGGTGTTCACTCAGATAATGTATTGTTGGTTGCCGATGAAGCCTCTGGTATCCCAGAGAGTGTGTTCGAGTCGGCAGCGGGATCCATGTCCGGTGAGCACGCCTCAACGATATTGTTAGGCAACCCAACCCGATCCAGTGGTTTCTTTTTTGATACGCATCACCGTATGGCAGATACCTGGTGGACTAGAAAAGTATCTTGTGTGGATTCACCCAGGGTATCCGAGGAGTACGTTGACGAAATGAAAGTGCGTTACGGTGAGGATTCTAATGCCTACCGCGTTCGTGTACTGGGTGAGTTTCCATTAGCCGATGACGACACCGCGATCCCATTGGAGTTAGTTGAGAGTGCCCAACATCGTGAGATTGAGATTGATAAGGACGTGAATGTGGTTTGGGGATTAGACGTCGCCCGATTCGGTAGTGCCGCAAGTGCATTAGCGAAACGGCAAGGTAAGGTCATCAGGGCAGTACAGATTTGGCGTGGACTCGATACCATGCAATTAACCGGTGCCGTTAAGGCTGAGTACGATGCATTAGAGGAAAAGGAACGCCCGGTTGAGATACTGATTGATTCAATTGGTGTCGGTGGTGGTGTCTGCGATCGCCTGATTGAGTTAGGTTTACCAGCGATAGGGATCAATACCGCTGAGTCACCTTCAATGGCTGGTACCTATTTTAATTTAAGAGCCGAACTCTGGTTTAAGGTTAAGGCGTTCTTAGAGGCCAGAGATTGCCGTATTCCGAAAGACGATAAGTTACTGGCTGAGTTAGTCTCACCTCGTTATAAATTTACATCCTCCGGGAAGATGCAGATTGAATCCAAAGATCAGATGCGTAAACGCGGACTGCCATCGCCCGATAGGGCAGATGCAGTCTGCTTGTGTTTTGCCGGACAAGCCGCGACTGCCTTGTATGGCTCTCAAAGCCGTAGCTCATGGAAAACACCTATAAGAAGAAACATCCAGGGAATCGTATAAAAGTGCTCACCCTCCAGAACGGAGGGGAGCGGGGTCCAACTTTAAGGGGAAAACTAGATGTGGGGTCTAGTAAGTGTATTTTATCAAATATATTGTATCGGTTGTAAACTTTTAAGTGACAAACTGATAAAATATAGGCTTGAATAACTCATATATGGAGAATCATCTTGCCAACCTATCCCTACAGCGAAGCCGGACGTACCGCAGCAGCCGAAAAGATTGACAAAATCCTCGGCACTAAGCCAGCAAAGCAAGCAGCAAAAAAATCCAAGAAACCTAATTACCGGAAAAAAAAATAAATGGAATACGTTGACGATCCTCAGACTGAGGATGAAGCACAAGTTGGTATGACAAATGATGAGTTAGAGAACATCCTCGCCGCAGAGATTGAGGATGCGATTGACTATATTGATAACACCATATCCCCACAGAGAGCCAAAGCAGAATCCTATTACTTAGGCGATGATTTTGGTAATGAGGAAGAAGGGCGCTCCACCGCAATATCGATGGATGTGCGAGATACCGTACAAACGATGCTGCCATCATTAATGCGAATCTTTTATGGTGGTGAGAAGGTTGTTGAGTTTGCACCTATGGAGCAGAATGATGTTGCCATTGCCAAGCAAGCCAATGACTACATCAATCATATCTGCATGGTGGATAATCCTGATTTCTTTAATACGTTGTACTCAGTGTTTAAAGATGCCCTGGTTAAGAAATGCGGTTTCTTGAAATACTATTGGGACGATAACGAAGAAGTACATACATACACCTTAACTGATTTAGACGATAATGCCTTGGCGGTATTGTCAAGCGATAATGATGTCGAATTCATTATGCAGAAAAGTGAGGCATCATCAAAAAATGTTGATCCACAAACCGGCCAACCCATAACATTGCATACGGTTAAAGTCACTCGCCGCACTCCAAAAGGCAGAGTTAAGATTGAGTCAGTACCGCCAGAAGAGATACTGGTATCAAGAAATGCAAAATCTTTAACGGATGCAGACCTGATAGCGCATCGTCGTTATTTAACTCTCAGCGAACTTGTTGAGATGGGATACGATTACGATGAGATTGAAAAGCACGCAACGGCCGAAGATACGTTTGAGTTTAATGTAGAAACCACCACTCGAAATCCACTATTACAACAAACGTCTAGCGACCACGATGATCCAACAATGCGTCGTGCTTTATACGTTGAGTCTTACATTCATGCTGATGTTGATGGCGACAATGTTGCAGAACTCAGAAGAGTCTGCAGCATTGGTGACTCGTATGAAATTTATCGTAACGAGCCATGCGAGTACATACCGTTCTGTTGCTTCCAGCCTGACCCGGAGCCACACACATTTTTTGGTTTAAGTATTGCCGATGTCGTGATGGACGTGCAAAAGATTAAATCCTCAGTATTGCGTTCGTCGTTAGACTCGCTGGCATTGAGTACGCACCCCAGGGTCGGTGTTGTTGAAGGGCAAGCATCACTAGATGATGTGTTAAACACCGAGGTAGGTGGCATTATTCGTATGCGTCAACCTGGTGCAGTAGTGCCATTCAATATGCCGTTTGTTGGTAAAGAGTGTTTTCCAATGTTGGATTACTATGACCAGATACGAGAAAACCGTACTGGTGTTTCTAAAGCAGCAGAAGGATTAGATCCATCGGCATTGCAAAGCTCAACCAAGCAAGCCGTGAATCAAACAATCCAGGCAGCACATCAAAGAATCGAGCTTATTGCCCGACTCTTTGCTGAGACTGGTATGAAAGATTTGTACCGCGGTATCTTAAAATTAATTACACAGTACCAAGATCGTGAGCGCATGATCCGATTGCGTAACGAGTTTGTACCGATGGACCCTAGAGTTTGGAATGCCAATATGGATGTTGTCGTGACAGTCGCATTAGGCAAAGGCACCGAAGAAGAGAGAGCCGCCGTACTTGCACAGATCGCCGGTAAGCAAGAGCAAATACTGCAAACGCTTGGGCCAGATAATCCATTAGTGAATATACAGCAATACTACAATACGCTGTCACGCATGACCGAACTTTCCGGGATGAAGGACGTCAATGCCTACTGGTCGGACCCGGCACAATATCAGCCACCACCAGAGCAACCGCCAGAGCCAGATATTAATGAGCAATTGATCCAGGTACAGATGCAATCAATACAAGCGGATATTCAGAAGAAAGCAGCGGAACTCGAATTGGAACGCGAGAAGATGATGCGTAACGATGACCGTATGCGTGACAAGGATGAAGCAGAACAAATACTAAAAGCGGCAGAGATAGCAGCACGTTATGGTGCCCAAGTCGATACGGCAGAGATTCGTGCCTTGGGTGATCGAGATCGTGAAGTGATCCGCAACCGCAATAACATCGGTGTCGTGAATGGACAATGATATGAATGTTGGGTCTCGTGCCCAGCAGATCATGGACGATGATGTCTGGAAAGATTTAACGGCAGCCGTACAAGAAGAATTATTTAACGAATGGTTAAAAGCAAATAAACCAGAGCAGCGAGAGCAACTCTGGAATGAGCTCAAAGGAGCAGAAAGATTTTTTAAACGTATGAGAGCAATGTCTGACAACTCTCAATTCTTAAAACATCAGAAAAGGAAATAAACTATGGACACTCAGGAGAAAGTTTCTGGCCCCATTAATTTACACGAAGCAACAAATTTAATCGAGCAACTCGGAGCCGCCTCGGAAGAGAACCCGGCAGAAGAAGAAGCTCAACAAACCGAATCAGAGGTAGAGTCACTAGACGAAATCTCTGATGAGATAGATGAGGGATTACTTGAAGAATCACCCGATGAGGAATTCGACGAGGAAGAATCTATCGATGAGGATGATGATGAACTAATAGAAGAAGAGGAAGAAGAGGCACCTCAATCTTATGCCGTTAAAGTAGACGGTGAAGAAGTTGAGGTAAGCCTGGACGAACTCTTAAACGGATACTCACGTCAATCGTCGTATACCCGCAAAAGCCAAAAACTTGCCGAAGAACAGAAAACGTTTGAGGCTGAGTCAGAGGCAATTAAAACTGAACGAGCACAGTACGCACAGTTATTAGGTGCGTTACAACAACAACTCTCGGTTGAGAGTAATGATCCAGAGCCAAACTGGGATGACTTATATGCAAAAGAT